AAAGTATAGATTTGCACGATCAGCAAGATTAAGATCAGCAACATTGCTGTCAGATATAGAGAAAAAGTCTTCTGCTTGTAATTCCTTATAGCCATGGTAGAAAGTTTTTGCTAGTCCGGCATATTTGCGCTTCATCATCTTTTCAATGCGAGCATCTTCTACTACATTCACAAACTGGGGAGGAACTGCTACTTTCTCTAACCAGTTTTCATCAGGTGTGAATAATGCATGACCCACTTCATGTCCCACCAGAAGGTCATATACCGTATCACTTGCCTTATCCCACATGGGAAGAGTCAAGACGCGAGTGTGAACATTGAAGCAGGCAGTCTGGGTCTGTTTGTGCTCTACTACCAGATCCTCAGTAGCAAGAAGTTTGGCAAGTTGAGATTTAATTTCCTGTTTGACTGCCATGGGTTTGTCTCGTATGCACCTATAATACCAAACCCCCACCGTATGGCGGGGGTATTAGGTGACAGTTCTCCAATTGGTTGGTCTCGGTCAGGTTGTTAAAATTGGTCTGCAAATTCGTTTACATGTTGCCTGATTATCACTACAATCGATTAAACATTCGTAGTAATCGTTGATTTGATCGCTCTCCTCCATTGTAGTGTCTAGAGTTTTACTAAGTCTTTTAAGACTCCTAGTCCAGTCTGCTAATTGATTAAATGATACTAGATTGTGCATGATGCCCTCCTCATGAAAAAAATAATATAGGGAGTTCTACTTCATCCATTTCTCCAATTCTGTTACTATTTAGTGTGCGTATGCTAACTTAATGAAGTTCTTGTTATACTTAACCTTTTCACAATGTTATGCAATAGTTCTTAACTGACCATTCTACTGAATCCTTTCATTTTATCAAATCTAATCACATCTGCAAATCTATCATGAAGTGATTCTTTATGAGAGATGACAAAAATGTTTGCATCCTTTACTACAAATCTAATAATCTTTAAGAACTCTTCTGTTCCAAATCCATCAAGAGAACTATCAAATACTTCATCCATGATCAATAGATTAGTATTGACGGAGTTCTTCATTCTAGCCACTTCTCTCCAGGTGAACAGGAGTGCTAAGTCGATTCTCATTTTCTCTCCCTCGCTGAAAGAAGAATAAGAAAAGTTTTCGTGGATTGGAGACTGAACGGTTTCGTTAAATTCCTCATCAAGTGTGAAGTTAATGTAGAAGTCCATCAGTTGTAGATACCGATTGACTTGCTGATTTATCAGCGGTAGATACTTCTTAATGATTTTGGATTTGACTCCACCGTCCTTGAGTAAACTATACGAGAAATCGTAATAGTTAATTGTGTCTTTCTTTGTTGCTAGATCGTCGTATGTAGTTTTTAGACTGTCCTGAAAATTCGCTAACTTTTCATCTTCAATATTTCTATCTGCAAGTTGTTCGGTAACTCTTTGAATTTCCGATTCCAGATCTCTGATTTGTCTTTGACATCCAGCGATCTTAATATTGTTTTGAGAAATGCCATGTGTTAGTGAAGTAATCTCCTTTGATAGGGCAGTGAATTGACGCTCTCGTTCTTCTTCCTCTTTAATTGCCACCTCCAGTTCTTTATAACCAGATTGCAACTCTTTTGCCTTATTTTGAGCATCTTCAATTTTATTTATTCTGAAGTCTTCTTCAATAGACTGTGTGCATGTAGGGCAGACCGTATTCTCTGTGAAAAATTTATGTTCCTTAGTAATAGTTGATACTTTGTTGGAAATCTTACCTTTTAAATTTCCTAACTTACGAAGTTTACTGGTAGCACCTGTCACGCATTCAACTTCTTTATTCAACTTGAATACATCTTCTTCTATGATAGAATTATTATTCATCAAGTCATTTTCTTCTACCAAGATATTTTGAATCTTAGTTTCTTTGCTTTTGATATTTTCTTTTCCTCTGAGTTCTAACTCTTCAATAAAGTTTTTCTGCATTCTAACTTTATCGTTGAGAGATTCTTTCTTGAGATCTAATACTTTAATCTCTTCACGCAATCCTCTAATCTTATCTTTAATCAAATTATTCATCGATGAGAAGATACGAATATCAAGAAGATCTTCAATCACCTCTCTACGATTTGTAGCAGTCAATTGCATGAAAGGAACAAAGGTGCTACTACCAAGAATCACAATCTGAGTGAAAGACTTATAGTTCATCTTTAGAACATTTTGTTCAAGCCACTTCTGCTGGTCAAGTGCAGCTGCAGACTGATTCAATATAGATCCATCTTTATGAATCTCAAATATATTTGGTTTGATCCCACGAATAACTTTCCAGTTAGTATTCCCAATGCTAAATTCAACTTCAACTACACAGTCTTTTTCATTAACTGAATTGATAAGTTGTGGTTTATTAATTTTACGAAAAGGTTTTCCAAACAAGGCGAATGTAAGAGCATCAAGCAATGTACTCTTTCCAGCACCATTCGTACCAATGATCAAATTGGTAGGATGTTTTGTTAGATTAATTTCAGTATTTTGATTTCCAGTAGAAAGAAAATTTTTCCAACGAACCTTTTCAAATAAAATCATGTGTTTCTTCTGGAGGAATTACGAGGTCATTTTTAGTAATAACAGTGTACTTGTAATCATGTATCTCACAAGTCTTGATCATTATATCATCTTCAACTTCAATTACATGCATGTCGGGACTTCCATCTTCCTCTAACATCATAGCATATCTCATGGCATCATCTTCACCTTCAAACAAATAAAGTATCTGTTCACCATCTTCATCATTTACAGAATAAGCACCATCCGTTTCCTTTCCATAGATTGTTAAAATATACATTTTAAATCAATTCACATGCCTCTTGATAAGTCTTCCTCATAAAATTTTGGAGTCTTGACTTATCAAGATTTATTTCTGCTTCTTGAATGTATCTGTTTAGAATGGAAAGAGTATCCTCTGACTCAAATGCTTCAAAGTCTTCTGCTTCTTCTATAACAAAATTTTCTACAATCTTTAATTCTGCTACATTGGACTCATACAACTTATCAATAAATTTTTCAAACTTCTTGATGTTAGATTTTTGTCTAACAATTACCTTTACGATTTTATTAGAAAATTCTCTGGTATCAAAAGTTTGATAATCAGTATCCTCATAGTATACATTATAAAAAATCCTATATGGATTATTTACTGGATTATGTTCCAGAGTTTCTGTGTCAAAGATGTGGAATCCTCTGCTGTCATTGACATCGTTCCAAAACATCTCATAGGGATTGCCCAGGTAATAGATTCGTCCATCATCCGATCGAGTGTGATAGTGACCGGAGTAGACCTTCTCGAACTTTGAATATAACTCGCTTGCATGACCATTCTCCATGATGACGCCTCTATGAGCTCTAAATCCTGAGAGTTCAAGGTGCCCCATCGCACACTTGCTATTTGAATTTTGAATAACTTTGAAAGTCTTTTCCTCATTGTCTTGATTGATCCAAGGAATAAAAAGTATATTACGATTATCTATCTCAACTTCAGTTGCTTCTGAATAAACTGTGACATTATCATACTCACGGAGAAGAAGATCAACAGCATTGACTTCATTGGTATTTTTATAATATGCAGTATGATTTCCTACAATAGTATGAACATGAATACCCATGTCCTGTAATCTATCATAGTAATTATTCTTTGCCCATGCTAGTGCAGAGAAATCAATACCCTTGCGACTATCAAAAGTATCTCCCATATCAATCACTACCTTGATATTATTCTCTTCCAAGTATGGGAAGAAAATATCATTATAGAACTTTAGGAAGTAATCGTGAAATAACTTAGAGTTTTTACGAGCACCAAAGTGTTGATCGGTAATGATTGCAACTTTCATCAATTACGAAGCTTGGAATGCACTGCGTCTTTGATGCTATTATACTCTGAGTAGTTGGATCCGTCAAGAGTGTTGTTGTCGTCAAACACCTCGCTGTATCCAGACCGTTCAATGATCTTGTTCTTGATTTCTAACTGTCTTTTCTCTCGCTGAATACGACGCAGAAAAGCGTAATGAATAATCTGAGTGAAATACGCAAAAGGATTCTGGGATTTCTCTGGGTTAAAATTATGTATATACTGAACGCAGTTCTCAATTCCGTCAGAGATCATGTCCTCTTTGAACATGTAATTGACGAAGTTTGGTTTAAATGATAGATGGTTTGCAATTTTCAGAAAGCACTCACCGACATATCTTGGAATAGGTGGTTTCGTATCCCACCTTCTTGCTCTCTCTGATTTATCTTGCTCTGAAAGAATCTGTCCAAATTTCTTTCTATATGAAATTTCGACTAATGTTCGATATTCAATCAGAGCAGCAAGGAACTCTTTATTATTGACATAATGTTCGGATCTTTTTCTTTTAGCCATACCCGATTGAATCATAAATTTATCTCATAATATCTATAGATTATAACATCTTTAGATATACTTGACAAGTTATCAAATGTTCTATAGAATAACTCTGTTAGGGTTCATAGGGATGGCTTAGGTACTTTTAAATATCTTTTCTAAAATCTCTTTTACATCATTTACATTACCTAAACGACCCATCTTACGATCAATCGTTGAATTATTTCCTTTAGGTTTATTTGCTGTTCTGATGTAATCTTGGTACATCATTATCATTTCAATATCAGACGATTCGGACATAGTTAAAACATCATTCATATTGAGAATGAACATGTCATCTGTTGTAGTTTTTAACCATGGTTCTATTTTGTATCCGACAGTTCCTATCTTACTCTTAATTTCTCCAACAACGATTGGATTAGAAACTAATAGCATAGTTCTATCATTCTCTTCAGATGCAGCTACTTTTGCAAATATCTCTTCACCTGATTTTAATTTAAGTGTACAGTAAAAATCGTCTTCTATCATATCTTTAATTGAATAGTGATTATTTCATAGTTAAAGTTTTCTTCATTATATGTTTTGATTCTCTCTATAAAATGATTTAGTGTGTAGTTTCTTCTGTTTTTTGTAGAGCAATCATCTGATATATCATACAGAGTTGCTTTTACTTTATCTTTTCCTTTTCTAAGAACTCGTCCAATACTTTGAAGATTACGGACTCTGGACTTACTTGGAGAGGCAAAGATGACATTATGGAGATTTTTAATATTGATACCTGTAGAGAAAGTTCCATAAGATGCAACGATAATTGCGTTAGATTCTCTTTCAGTTATCTCTCTCACCATTTCTCTTTCTTCGGCATCTACACCCCCATGTATAAAAAATACCTTACGGTCGTCACCCTTGTTCTTATTTATCTTATCATAGAGTATAGCACCATGGGATTCTACTCTTTGAAAAAGAACTAATGAGTTACCCTTAAGATCAAGTGATAGATTTTTAATAAAATTATTACGTTGTTCGTGACCTATTAAATACTGTATCTCATCCTCATATACATCAAACTTTTGTGGAGGATGCTTAAGTACAAGACACTGAATATCAAGTTGAGAAAGATGCCCTTGTCTCATCAATTCATCAGTTCTTGTTACTTTGTATGATGGTCCAAACAATCCTTCTAAGACCCACTTGTGCGTCTGTGTGCCATCTAAAGTTCCAGTAAATCCAAATCTATACTTTGCATGATGAAGTTTGGTCATGATCTGTATTAGAGACTTAGACTTGAATAAATGTGCTTCATCGCCTATAATGACACCATACTCTTCAAAGAAAGATCTCTCTAGTTTATATACAGATTGCCAAGTCGTAATTGTCACTGGAGCTTCATTACTTTTTTCCTTACCAGAATAGATACGGTGACAATATGAATCAGCATCCCAACCATAATCAAGAAAATCCTTGTACATCTGCTCTACTAGAGATGTCGTCGGAACAACTAAAAGGATTTTTTCTCCTCGGTCTACATAATATCTCACTAGAGAATAAATCATCAAAGATTTGCCTGAAGCAGTGGGGCTTATCAGTAACTTTCTGTTATGCTTTAGAGCACCGTATACTCCCTCAACTTGGTATTTACGAGGAGTATGAGAACAAATAGAGTTCATATAATCCTTAACACCTTCTAAGGAAATATGATTATTCTCTTCATAAGGAGTTCCATAAAATTTATTATCTTCAAACTTATAACTGTATCCGTAGTTGTCACAGAACTGGACAATTTTATCTAACAGACCAACATAGATCTGCTTAGACCTCATATCGTAAAGGTGAATCTCTCCGTTCCAATTCCTTCCACGATACTGTGGCATAAATTTTGCATTCGGAACTTCAAACTTAAAGTGGTCTCTAAGTTCATATTCGATATGAGGTTCAGTATTAATCTTTAAAAATACTTCGTTTGATTTAGATATAACAAGATTGGCTGATGTATCAATCACATAAGTCCATTCATCTGCTAATATTTATTACATATTCTCAAACTTGTATTCTAATATCATTCTATATAACGAATCTCTCAAATACCAAAGGTGCTCCTGTTCCATTGGATGTCTTGCAGGAGAACCTTCCCAATTTTCAATTCTCTTCAAAACGCAGTGATGTAATAGACGAATATCTTCTATAGTCAAACTAACTGTATAATCAAACTCTTGACTTGGTTCGAATTCTTCATTCATTATCCTAGTCCTGAATTAAACCTCATGAATTCTATTGCGTTTTTAATTTGATAAGTTCTATTAGTTATCTGCTTCAGTATGCTCTCAATATAGACGAGCATCGTATCATAGTAATCAATTTTTAGACATACTGTAGAGAGTTTATCATCTGCATCAAGATATTTTTGCATTGTATCTTTGTCGCGAATCTTTTTTGGAAAGGGGTTTTCTATGTATACATCAGGGTCTGCTTTACCACTGAAGTATTCATAACGTTCATGCCTTATATTTTTTCTTTGTTGCTCTGCTTTTTTTCTTAAAAGAAAAAGTGTATTATAAAGTTCAAAGTATTTTGCATGTAGAGAGGGGATGTTTAGTGATTCATCATGTAGATTGTCTCTATCAATTTTTGAATCTTTTTCCCACATCTCTTGAAGTTTATCAAGATCGATCATAAAGTGTTTCCGGACATATCCTGCATATCATAGATAGTATACTTGAAACTTACGTCTGCTGTAAAGTACTCGATATCTGTATCAGTTGCATCGAAAGTAATAGTTGATAGGGAATATGGAAATACATCTTTAAACATCACCTGAAATTTTGGAACAAGATTGTTGCTTAGAACTTGTAATGTGGCATCAGAATAGATGTTCTCACCCTTCTGTCCAAATTTACTAATAATTTTACCATCCTTACTGAGATCTTCTAGTTGACTTAACTTTTCTGGATATCCTAGACCTCTTATCCAATTTTGAATCTCCATATAATTAAATAGATCTTCATCCACTAGAAATCTAAGAGTTAGATCTCCAAAGACAATCTTATCTCCAGGAATATCAATATCTTTAAGGTAACTTGTTTGTTGAGCAACCCCAAGATCCAAGGATGGAATATTTGCTTGGTTGCAGAAAAATGCCGCAGCAGGACTTCTCTTCAATGCAAACTTAAAACCAGTTGGTGCTAAGAAGTTTCTATTCTCAATAGGATTCCCAGGTCTATCTGCTGGTTTTTTTCTGGTTGCCATTACTCGCTAACTACTGTTGAGTTTGCAAAATGCTTGGGTGCGTATGTTACACCATTGTTAGTAACTGTAGTTGCTTTGACAGCATCAGCATCAGACTTATTTGTATAGACTTTTCTATCAGCATAAGTTTCTGACCAGGTATTATCACCTTTATAATATATGTCACCAATCGTGGGATTCATGACACTATTTGTTTTGATATGAAAGGGCATTTTTTTGTATATCTCTACATGATTATTTAGAAGCAAAAAAAAAGACCCCCCGAAGGGAGTCTTGTAAAACCTTGTGAATACGGATCACATAAGGTTCTTAACAGTAACGCGACGATAGTAGCGGTTGCTGTTGACACGGAGACGACCTGCGCCCACGGTGGTTCCTTCTGCGAAGGGGTTAGCAGTAAGACCATAACGAGTCTTAAAGCCGATTTTAGGTTGGAAGGTGTTCTCTCCAACGGCGCGAACCATCTGGAGGGGAACATAAGGACAATAGAAGAGTCCTGCGTCATAAGGGGAAGAACCCTTATATCCAACAACGTAGTACTGGTTTGCAGCAACGTTAGCAGAATATGGGTCAATGTATACACGGAATTTGCCCATCAAGACTCCAGCAAAGGTGTTGCCGGTGTCATCAACGTTCAGATTTGCATTCAGTGCAGGGGTGTAATCGAGCACACCAGCCATGGTCAATGCAGACGCTACGTCAGCAGAGCACATGATGATGTTGCCCTTTCCGCGACGAGTTCTTTGTGCGATTGCGTTCGCATCTCTCTCGATTTGGAAAAGAAGACCTTTAAACTTCTCAACAGACCAACGTCCATTGGAATCAATGTCAAGGTCATC